CCCAGTTGTATTTGAAAAATTAAAGAAAGATACCTTTAGACTGGTACCTAATATAAAGAAAGTAGAATTATCGGTTAAGTCGATTGAACAAGTAGGTAGCTAATGATATTCGGAAGCCAAAACGATTTTAACTTATTTGTAAAGATAAACAGAGAACTACTATCAGACATAGTAGAACAGGAGGTTCTTTTCTATAAAGTTTCTTTAGAGCAAACTGAAGCAAATATTTATGGAGAAGCTCTAAACAAGGTATACTGGTCTGGAGTAAAGCTTAATTGTTTAATTGAAAGAGGAGATCAGCAAACTGTAACGGATGACTTCGGTCCAGACAATATAAGAGACGTTAAATTCGCATTTCTACGACAGGATCTTGTAGACACTAATACCTTCCCTGAAGTTGGAGATATCATTGAATGGCAGAACGATTTCTATCAAGTAGATAATACTACAGAAAATCAATTACTATTAGGTAAAGATGAGCACTATTCATTAACTGACTACGGATCTAATTTCGGAGGTACATTATCTATTATTTGTATAACTCACTTAACAAGAGCAGATAAAGTAGGAATCATACAACAAAGAATCTAATGTCGCAAACTAGAAAACCTATACCAAAATCTCAAATAGAATTATCTCAAGAGACTATTACTCCTTATTTGAATCAGGGAAAAGTTCCTTTACCTTCAAATAAAAAAAGAGAGAATCAAAGATCAGTAAAGGATGATGATGTCAAACAGTTCACCGTAGGACTTAAGGATTTTGATCAAGCAATTATCTACTACTTCAATAATGTAATACGTCCTTCAGTAATTCAAAACGGAACAAAACTGAACGTCCCTTTTATTTATGGATCGCCAGAAAAATGGGCAGCAGTACAGAAAGATGGATACTACAGAGATAATAATGGTAAGATACAGACACCTCTTATTATGTTTAAGAGGGACTCTTTAGAGAAAAATAGATCACTGGGAAATAAGATGGATGCTAATTTACCAAGTAATTTTGGTATCTTCGAAAAGAAGTACTCTAAAAAGAATGTATACGATCGCTTTTCTCTCCTAAACAATCGAATTCCAGTTAAAGAATATTATGGAGTAATTATCCCCGACTATGTAAATATCGTATACTCTTGTACTATTTTTACGGAATACGTAGAGCAGATGAATAGTATTGTAGAGTCTGTTAACTTTGCATCAGATTCTTACTGGGGAGATCCAGAAAGATTTAAGTTTAGAGCAGCTATAGATAGTTATCAAACTGTAACGGAACAGACTCAAGGAGAAGATCGTGTAGTTAAGACTACTTTTCAGATAAAACTAGCAGGATATATAGTTTCAGATGCAATAAATACGTCGGTAATGAGTCCAAATAAGTATTACTCTAAAGCATCAGTTACTTTCGGATTAGAGACAACAGGATCTCTTTAACGTATCACTCTATATCAGTATTTTACAAAAAAGGTTTTGATAGTTACTCACTATTTATAACAGAATATAAAACCTAACACTATAGGACGGTTTACTATAACCGTAGTATATTTATAATAAATTAAAAAACAAATTAAAAAAACATGGCAGAATCAATTATCTCTCCAGGAGTATATACAAGAGAAAACGACAGATCTTATATTACTCCAGCACCCATTGCAGCAGGAGCAGCATTTGTCGGACCAACAGTAAAAGGACCTAATAATCAGCCTCTTATCGTTACCTCCTATAGTGATTACGTAAGAAAGTTTGGAGAAACGTTTCTTTCAGCTTCTAATAAGTCGTACGAGTTTCTTACGTCAGTAGCAGTTAAGAATTATTTTCAAAATGGTGGTCAAACAGCTTTAATAACTAGAGTAGTTTCAGGAACTTATTCAAGAGCAGCAAACACAAGCATATTTGGAACAACAGGTGTAAGTAAAGCAACTGGTTCAGGAACGCTAGTAGCAGCAGCAGTTGATGGTCAAAGATACGATATAGTATACGGATCAAATACATATGCTTTTATTGCAAGTTCAACTCCAATCCCAGTAGACATTCCAGGTGCAAAAGTATTCTTTTTCTCAACTGGTTCATCTGCAACTCTTACAGCTGCAAACTTAGTAACAGAGATTAATACACAAGCTGCATACGTACCAATTAGTGCATCATCCGTAGGAGCAGTAATTGCATTATCAGGATCTGCAGCCGGAACAGCCTATAATGGAGTCACTTTTTTAACAGGATCTATCTTAGGAGCAGTTCCAGACTATACTCTACTTACATTAGGTGGAGGTACAACAGGTCCATCAGCTACAAATCCTTTTACTATAGAGACACTAGGAAAAGGTATAATTTATAATAATTCTACAGCATCTAATAGTCCAGGAGTTGAAAACTCAGACGGATCTTTAGTATCTGGATCTGCGGATAACGTAAGATGGGAAATTACAAATGTAAATAATGCTTTAGGTACGTTTACAATATCAGTAAGACAGGGTAATGATAGTACAAATAATAAATCTATTTTAGAGACATTTAACGTAAACCTTGATCCAAACTCAGATAATTATATCGAAAGCGTAATCGGTAATCAGTACGTAACAGTTGGTACAGATGGTTCAACATCGTATAACTATACAGTAGGTGAGTTTCCAAATGCATCTAATTACATTAGAGTAGCTTCAGTAGCATCTACAACTCCTAATTACTTAGCAAACGATGGGGTAACTATTAACACAGATAGTAACGGAGTATCTTTCTCAACTTATCTACCAACAGCAGCATCAGGGTCATTTTATGGAGCTCAGGGATCAGTTGGATCACCAGCAACATTCTTTGGAGCAATTAATACATCATCTACAACTTCACAAGGAGTTGTTGCATCTAGTTATACTACAGCAATATCTCTTTTATCGAATAAAGATGACTATCAGTTTAATGTAATTTCAACACCGGGATTACTTCAAAAGAATTCTAACTTTACTTCTACAGTAAACTCAATTATATCTTTAGCAGAATCTAGAGGAGATTGTATTGCAGTAGTCGATTTAGTTGCACAAGGACAACAAGTAGCAACAGTGACAGCAGCATCAACAGCATTGAATAGCTCCTATGCAGCAACTTATTGGCCTTGGTTACAAATTCAATCAGCTACAGGAAGAAACGAATGGGTTCCAGCAGGAGTTGTAATTCCAGGAGTATACGCATTTACAGATGCTTCTTCAGCACCATGGTTTGCACCAGCAGGATTAGTGAGAGGAGGAATCGGAGGAGTAATTCAAGCAGAAAGGAAATTAGCTAAAGGAGATAGAGATACTCTTTATTCAGCTAAAGTTAATCCAATAGCTTCATTTCCAGGATCAGGTATTTCAGTATTCGGACAAAAAACTCTACAAACTAAAGCATCAGCAACAGATAGAGTAAATGTAAGAAGACTGTTAATTGAACTTAAGAAATTCATTAGTAACCAAGCTCGTAACTTGGTATTCGAACAAAATACACTTACAACTAGAACTAGATTTTTAGCAACGGTAAATCCTTATTTAGAATCAGTAGTACAAAGACAAGGTCTATATGCATTTAAAGTTGTAATGGATGACACAAATAATACAGCAGATGTAGTCGATAGAAATCAATTAGTAGGACAAATACTTATTCAACCAACAAAAACAGTTGAATTTGTTGTACTAGATTTCACAATTGAGCCAACAGGAGCAACGTTCACATAATATTTATAGACAGTAGATATTTATAATTAAATAATAAGAAATAAAATGGCGATATTAGACTCAACTGAGATGTTACAAACCGCATTTGAACCAATGGTTCAACATAGGTTTAAATTACAAATAGGAGGTATTCCAGCATTCATGGTTAAGAATGTAAAAGCACCTAACTTTACAGACTCTATGATCAAACTAGATCATATTAACTCTTACAGAAAAATAAGAGGAAAAAGAGAATGGCAAGATATGGATATGGTACTTTATTCTCCAATCACACCTTCAGGAGCTCAAGCAGTAATGGAATGGGCTCGTTTAGGATATGAATCAGTAACAGGTAGAGCTGGATATTCAGATTTCTACAAACAAGATCTTTATTTAGAGATTCTAGGACCTGTAGGAGACGTAGTAGGAGAGTGGATCATTAAAGGAGCTTTCTTAACTAAAGGAGACTTTGGACAATTTGACTGGACTTCAAATGATGGATTAGTTGACATTGCAATCTCAGTAGCAATGGATTACTGCATCTTGAATTTTTGATGTTGTATACTTAACTTTTACTTTTCAAGATTTATGCCTATTTATAATAAAGTAAATAGGCATTTTTTATGAAAGAATATTTTAAAATTATTAGACAAGCTATCTCTCAAAAGAGAAAAAAGACTCAAGGAACCTACTACGAGGCCCATCACATTATTCCCCGAAGTTTCAATAAAAGTTCAACAACAGTACTTCTAACTCCTGAAGAGCATTTCACAGTTCATAAACTACTAGCAGACTATTGGAAGAGTCATACTGTATATGGGAAAAAAATGTTATGGGCTTTTCACAGAATTTCTTATGACGGTAAGAGACATCTTACAAAAGAAGATTACGGAGAAGCTAGAAGAATCTTACAGACTCTATGGAAGAGTGATAAAAGCGTTTCACATAAGGAAAAAATATCAATCGCTTTAAAAGGAAACACAAATAACTCCTCAAGAGTCTTTAAAGGAATGCAATCAGATATGACTCAAGAAGGCAGGAAGCTATTATCAGAAAAGACAACACAGAGATTACAGGGAGGTAAACAGTGGTCGGGAGGTCCGTATACAG